GAAAATGTATTAAGAAGACAATTAAATTTTCCAGAAAAAGATTTAGAGCCAGAGACACCAGACACAGAGATAGATGATACTCCAGATGAAGAAGTAATAGAAGAGCAGGAAACTGTTGCACAAAACAGTCAAAGGGATAATGCTTTAAAAAAAAAAGTAGAAGACCATAATGAAAAATATGGAAAGACAAAAACTAAAAAAGCCACACTCGGTATGCTTAAAGCTGTATACGATAGAGGCATAGGTGCTTATCGCACTAATCCAGGCAGTGTAAGACCATCAGTGAGCAGTCCTCAACAATGGGCTATGGCTAGAGTTAATAGTTTTCTAAGGGCACTTAGAACTGGCAGGTTCGGTGGAGGTAGACACGACACAGATAAATTTCCAGAAGGACATCCACTAAGCAGTAAAGGCAAAGACAATACATATAACGAACAAGATATGAAACCTACAGCAGGAATGAAAGCAGAAGCAGAAAAAGGATTAGCATGGAGAAAAGAATTTAACAGAGGTGGTACACTGGTAGGTGTTGCTCGAGCAAATCAATTAAAGAACAGAGAAAATTTATCAGAGGATACTGTCAAAAGAATGTTTAGTTTCTTCAGTAGACATGAAGTAGATAAAAAAGCTAAAGGATTTAGACCTGGGGAAGATGGATATCCTAGTGCTGGTAGAATTGCATGGGCTTTATGGGGTGGCGATGCTGGGTTTAGTTGGAGTCGCAGAATAACAGAACATTTAAAAAATCATACACTTGAAGAAGAATTAGAAGACTTGGAAAGTTCATCGAAGGTAACCTATAGACCTTCGGGAGCAGAGAAGAGAGTTAATTTTAATAAGATAGATGACTTCTTAGAAAAGGCTGACGATAAATTTGAAGAAGAAATAAGAACCATATTAGAAAAGCAACAGGATGCTGTAATATCTTATGTCGGTAGAAAAGTAGACGCAAATGAATTTGATTTTAAAGCGATAGACAATGTAGAGTTAAAATTTAAAGGGCAACTGAACACTAAGTTTAAGGAATTTTATGAGGAAATGTATAATAGTGGTAAAGAAGATGGTAAAAGTGAACTGCCTAAGAAGTTCGTTAAAGCTACTATGGGAGAAGGACTATCGGGTGGACAATTACTTTCTTATCTTAATTCAAAAAGTAGGCAAGATGTTAAAGCTATGCTGATGAGAATTGATGCTCGACTAATTCCTGTTCTAGTTGAAGGTCTTAGAAATGGACTAAGCAACTCAGAGTTGACAGCATCTATACAAACAGCATTCGCACCATATGTTGCTGATAGCACTATAATATCACAAGGCAAACTATTAACTGATTATAATTTAAGGACTATCGCTAGGACTGCCTCACTAGGAGCTTACAACTTCGGTAGAAGGGCAATAGGGGAAGATGAAGACGTTAAAGACTTTGTCATAGGTTTTGGTTTATCTCCTGTGTTAGATAAAAGAACTTCGCAGATTTGTCAAACAGTAGCTAGGGTAAGACCAAAAATAAAAATGGAGGATAAGGCAAAGCTCAACAGGCTTACACCACCACTTCATTATAATTGCAGAACAATTTTATATTATCTAACCACAGAAGACACACCAATAGAATTCACTTCGCCACAAGAATTAAACTTCTTAGAGGGAAGCGTAAAAACTACATGACAAATGTACAATCACTCGCCACATTAGAACAAGCACAAAAATTAATAAAATCCTTGACAAAATCAGAAGTGAGGTGTTGCAAATGTAATAAACTTCTGGCAAAATACAATAAGGATGGCTTACTTGCGGGAGAAGTTAAATGTAGTCGTTGTGGTTACATTCAAACATTTTAAAAATGCCATTTGTTAATGAACACGCAGGTAGGTTAAAAAGTCCTTCTGATTTTAAAGACTTCAGGAGGAAAAAGTTAACAGATGGGATTGATGCTATATATGGTATCAAGTCAGATGGGAAAACTGAAATACAATCCCTTAGATTTGATTCCTCGAAGTTCACAGAAACTCAGGCAAAAGAATGGCTAAAGGATAATGACTTTAAGCCAATATTATTTGAGCCAAGTATTGGCGAGGAGAACGAAATGGCAGAAGATAAAAAGAAAGAGGAGTTAGAAATGGAAGATGAAGTCAAAGATGTAGCTAAGGATGACGAAGAAGCTAAACCAGAAGAAAAGGTTATGCAAAAAGATGTCTACGAAACTGCTGAAGAGGCTGATGAACGTGCAAAGGAAATGGGTGGTAAAGGCTCACACGAAATGAAAATAGAAGAAACTGAAGAAGTTAGATTTATGCCATTCCCTACTCACGATGAATACGAACAGGCTCTAAAAGAAGAAGAAGAAAAAATGAAAAAAGAAGAAGAAGAAGACATGGGTAAAAAAGATAAAGAAGAAGATATGGAAAAGGATGATGAGAAGTATAATTCACAGCTCAACTGTGATTGCGAAGAAGCAAAACCAGATTGTGATTGTGAAAAAACTGAAACATCTGCAAGAAACCATAATGTTGAAACTACATTCAACCTTGAAGGAGTAGAAATATTCTCAACAGGAACTTGGAATGGAGATAAGTATACCAATAAAGACCTTTCAGCTATGGTAGATAATTTTGATGAGACTGGTTTTCAACCACCATTAAAATTAGGACATAACGAAGAGCAACCAGAAATGCTTGATGGAGCACCTGCTCTAGGTTATGTTGATAAGATTTACGTTGAAGGCAGTAAGTTACTTGCTAACTTTGTTAATCTTCCAAAAAAAGTTTACGAAGCAATAAAAAGAGGAAATTACAAAAGAGTAAGTTCTGAAATTTATTGGAATTATAAAAGTAATGGCATGACGCTTGATAGAGTGTTAAAGGCTGTTGCACTTTTAGGTAGCGAGATTCCTGCTGTTACAAATCTGGAAAGTATTTCTGGGCTCTATAACAAAGACGCAGAATTTAAATTCTACCTAGAAAAGGAGCAAGAAGTTATGGATGATACAAATATATCCATCAAAGAGTTTAAGAATTTACAAGAAGAGCTTGTAAAACTTAAAGAAGAAAAGGCGTTAGCAGATAAGGAACTGAATGAAAGAAAATCACAGCAGAGAGCTGAAAAAATATCTGCATTCATTTCACATCAAAAAGAAGTTGGAAGAGTACTCCCAGCATTCGAAAAACAATTAACAGCCTTACTTGAGACTACGAATGATGACAAGGTGTATAGTTATACTGCTGAAGAAAAAACTATTGAAATGTCCCAGTTTGAATTAGTGGAATCAATCATAGAATCTTTGCCTAAGTTAATTGAGTTTGCAGAAATCTCTGAATCAGGAGAGTTCGTTGTGGATAGATTACCTTATACAAGTGCTGGAGATGAAGTAGACAGAAGAGCAAAACTTTATATCAAGCATGGTAAAGCAAGTCAGTATTCAGAGGCTTTGAAGTTAGTTCTAAAAGATGACGAAACTTTAAAAGCAGAATACGAAGGAAAAAAATAGAGAGGTATAAACGATGAGTCAAAAACAATACATAGGTATGGTAGCATCAGAAGATTTAAGTACAGCACAATATAAAATTGTGAATGTATCTTCTGGCGATAACATGATTGCATTAAGAGTTGCTGCAGGAGCAGGAGTTCTTGGTGTTTTAAATAACAAACCTAAGTCTGGAGAGAACGCAACTGTTACAGTTGGCGGTCTTACTAGATGTTTTGCAGGAGCAACTATGGGTGCAGGAAACTGGGTATCAGTTACAGCATCAGGCACAGGAATTGCTGCAACATCTGGACAGTACATTTTAGGAAAATCAATTACATCTGTAGCAAGTGGTGGTTACTTTCAACTGTTAGTACAACACAATGGCTATAGAGGTTAAAAATTATAGGAGAATAAAATTATGGGAATAACAAGCAGAGACGTACATATCGATAGACCCTTATCCAATCTAGTTGTTGGATTCGAGCCTCAAGGTACAATCGTTCAAAATTTCTTACCGATAGTAGACGTGGGTAAACAATCTGACTTGTATTTTAAGTATGATAAAGGCGATTTCTTTAGAGTACCTAGTACAACAGTAAGAGCTCCAAAAACTAAAGGTAGAACAGCTATTTTTAACGTATCCTCAGATTCCTACTATGCAACTAACTATGCATTAGTAGATGAAATGGATTACGAAACTTTAGTCAACCAAGACGAGCCTTTAAAGGTAGACGAGAAATCAGCAAGAAACCTTTTCAATCTATTAAACCTAGATATGGAAAATAGAGTTGCTGGAATCTTAACTACAGGTTCAAACTTAGGTGGAACAGCAGCAGTAGCATCAAAGTGGGATTCAAGTGCGACAGGTACTTCAGACCCATTTGGAGATATCGCTACAGCTAAAGAAGCCATCAGAGCTACTACAGGACTTGAACCTAACACAATCATTTTAGGGAAACCTTGTTATGACGCACTTATTAGACACGCTGACATTCTTGACCGAATAAAGTATGTTCAAAAAGGTGTTGTAACAACTGACCTTCTTGCATCATTGTTTGATGTAGCAAATGTTTATGTAGGTAAGTCAATCATTAATGGCGGAGCAGAAAATCTAGCAGATTCTTTCTCAAACGTATGGGGCAAGAATACAGTTCTCGGACACTTCAGTGGTGCAGAGACAGATGGTAGAAACCCTTCATTAATGTATGGATTTAGATGGACAAACCCAATGTTCGGTGCACCATTCGCAGTCGAAAAATGGGATGACCCTGACCACAGAAACTTCACTAATTTAAGAGTGCAATATTATCAAGACGAGAAAATTGCTGCTCCAGAATTAGGATACTTGTTGTCAGCTTGTGTAAGCTAACAATTAAATTAAGAGGGAGTGGGTAACTGCTCCCTTTTTCCATAGAACATGGATAAAAAGTTCAAATATCAAAAAGCGAGGTATTTGAAATGACGACCTTAACACTCTCATCAGCACTTAGAACATATCAAAAGTTACTGAATAAGAAAAGAGTAGTGAGATACATATCTTATTTACAATTTTTTTAATTCGTTTATAATCAAAGCAGGGTAATTCGATTTATAATTGATAACGTAGAAAGTCAAGAGATTGACACTATCCCTTAGAAATATTATAATAAAAAAATAGATAACCATGAGTTACAATAATAGAAAAGAAATATGGAAACCTACTGAATACGAAGACTATATGGTTTCCAATACTGGACAAGTAACATCAACAAAATATTACAATAAAGACAAAACCACTCGCAGGTTTTTATCCCAGAATCCTGATAAAGATGGATATATGACTTGTACTTTATATCCTAATAAAAAATATATCAAAGCGAAAGTCCATAGATTAGTTGCTGAAGCTTTTTGCAAAGGCAAAAGCAAAGATAAGCCGATGGCATTACACAAGGATGGTAATAAAATATTCAACCATGCAAAGAATTTATATTGGGGAAATGCAAAAGATAATAAAGCAGATTCAATTAAGCATGGTACAAGTAATGGAGATTGGACTACGATGACTTCGCCAAGTAGAGTATTGCAACCTAGGAATATAAAAAAAATAAGAAGATTAATTAAGGAAGGCAAAAGATTACAGTCAATCGCTGATATCTATAAAGTGTGTTATCGAACAATCTATGATATAAAGGTAGGAAAAACATGGAAAAATATAAGCTAGATATAGTCATGTATATGAATGGAATGAGTGTTGACTTTGATACTCTTGATAGGAAATCGCTAGGAGGTAGTGAAACTGCTGGTGTAAGCATGGCTCATGCTTTAGCTAAGTTAGGACACCATGTTACATTATTTTGCAATACTGATAATCCAGGCAAACATGACAATGTAAATTATGTTCCGATAGATAGTTTTATGCAGTATGCTTCCACTTGCCCACACGATGTGCTTATATGCCAGAGAGTGCCAGAGGTTTTTCAACAACACTTTGCATCAAAGATTAACATATTATGGCAACATGATTTTGCACAGAAAAGCAGAAGACAAGCTTTTACTGGTGCATTATGGAATGTCGACAAAGTTTTTTGTCTATCAGATTGGCATATCAACAATTACATTGAAATAAATAAACTTAAAAAAGAGGATAATCTTTTCTTTAAAACTTCTAATGGTATAAAAATTATTAAACCTACTAAACAACCTAGAAAAAATCAAATAGTTTATACGAATAGACCAGAAAGAGGCATGGATAATTTACTTTACAATGTACTGCCTAAGCTCTGGGAAAAAGACCAAGACATAGAAGTCGTAATAGCAGGGTACGACAATACAGTAGCAGAAATGCAACCCTTCTATAATACTTTAGCCAACTCAATAAAAGCTTATGCACAAAAAGGTTTTAAGATAAGCCATGTAGGAGCTTTAACTAAGAAGAATCTTTACAAACTATATCAAGAATCAAAATTATTTCTATATCCAACTAATTTTTATGAGACCTCCTGTATAACAGCTATGGAAACTCAAATGTGTGGATTACCTATGATAACTTCACGCAGAGGAGCATTGCCAGAAACTTTAGGAAAAGACTCTGGAGTTATTATTGATGGGTTAGCTAATTCGGAAGAATATACTAATAAATTCGTAGAAGAAGCGTGGCGACTAATGAATGATGAAGTCGCTTATAAAAAATGCCAGATTGCAGGATACGAATACGTCAAACAGTACGACTGGGATAAGGTAGCAGTCCAATGGGATAAAGAGTTCCATCGAATTTTTGCAGAGAAATCTGCAAATAGGCAATCCTTATATAGTCATCTATACGAGAGAGAAGATATAATGACGTATAAATATCTTGCTGAAAAAGTAGACTGTGATAAAAGTAAGGCAGAAAGACTTGAGTGCTTATATGGGTACATTGATAGTCCAAAGCTTTATAAACAAAAATATGAAGACTTAGGTAAAGAATATGCAAAGATAGAAACTGTTATAGAACTTAGGGGATACCCTAGAGTTGAAGTCGCTATGGCTACTATAGATGAGCACGTTAAAAAGAACAAAATATCCAAAGTAAAGATATTAGACTTTGCTAGTGGTATCGGCAATGAAAGTATCCTACTCTCTAAGGCTCATACAGCCGAAATAGACGCTGTTAATATATCAACCGAGGAAAATATACTAGCAGAGCAAATGAAAGCTAAATTTGACCCTGATGGCAATATTAACTTCTTAGTGGCTGATAGTGGTAAAGGTNTNAANCAAAATTATTATGATGTACTTTTTGCAGGAGAGATACTTGAACACCAACCTAAACCAGAAGAGTTCTTAGACGATTTAG